GTTCTGTTAACGTTGCGCGTTTTGCATCACCGGCGTAGTGTCCGCGACTTCAGGGGAGTTTGGGCTTTGTAGGATCAACGGCTTCATGGCCGATGATGCTCCTTCGCCCGCCGCAACTGAGAACGCGGCACCGACACCCACGACACCAGAGTCGTCGGCAACTCCATCCACTGGCGTAACTGCGCCATCGCCAAGCGCGCCATCCCCCGGCGAAAAATCTGCGCCATCGCCAAGCGCAAAGCCGACCGAAGGCGACTCCCGCGAGTCACTTCTTGAAGCTGTGCAGCAGGCAGTCCCCGAACTGCGATCCTCACAGAAGAAAGAAGCCGATGAAGCGGGCGGCGTGAAGCCTGCGCCCGATGCAAAATCCGATACCACGACGCCACCGCCTGACGACTACTCCGATTTGTCTGAGGACGTTTCGCCGGAAGAATTAGCGGCGTACCGGCTCGGCACAAAGCGGCGGGTCGATAAACTCGTTAAACAACGCAATGAAGCTAGGGCTGCCGCAGAAAGTCAAAAAACCGAACTCGACCAACTGAAGGCGTACATGCCGCTGGCAAGTGCGGCGTCGAGCGTGAAGAAATACCTTTCCGACAATGACATCGGAGAGGAAGATTTCAAACTCACGCTTGAACTCGCGGCTGCAATGCGGCGTGGCGACTTCAAGGCTTTCTACGAAGGTGTGCAGCCCTACATGCGGCTGGCTGAAGAATATCTGGGAATTCAATTGCCCCGCGACCTGCAACAGCGAGTGCAGGAAGGGCAGATGACGACGCAATCGGCTGCGATGTTCGCACGCGAGCGAATGGACCGGGCACTGTCCGAAAGTCAGCGCCTGCGCCAAGCGCAACAGTTCGACACGCATACGCAAGCGACAACCCAGTATCAGCTTCAGACAGCCGTGCGTGACAGAGTCAATGCGTGGGAAACGGCGACGGCGCAGTCGGACCCGGATTATGCAACGAAAAAACCGCTGCTACAGGAAGTGATGTGGAGCGTGGTGCGCGAACGCGGCGCACCGCCCTCGCCGGAAGCCGCCGTAGAAATCGCAAAGGAAGCGTATCGGCGGGTGAACGAGCACAGCGCTCGGTGGACTCCTCCGAAACGTCCAACATCACGACAGCCCAGCAGCACTGGCCGCACCAATGGCGCCGCGCCCCAGCCCAACAGTTTGAGGGATGCTGTCGTACAAGCGATGGAACGGGCGCGGCCCTGACACTTAAGGGCACACGTCAATGCCGACTTTTACCCAGCCGATGCTCGACAATGTCACAACGGCTGCACTCGACTACTGGCTCAACAAAGGCACTGCGTTCCAGCAGGCAATTCAGGAAAAGCCCCTGCTTGCGATGATGGAAAGCAAGGCCAAGACGTTCCCCGGTGGCAAAGGCAACATCATCGTTTCCGTGAAAGGTGATTACGGCAACACCGGGAGCATCGGCACCAACGACAAGCTGGTCGGCTATCAATTGGACGATCAGGTCCAATACTACACGCCCGCCAACTTGAAACAGGCGGTGTTCCCTTGGAAGGAACATCACATCGGTCTGACGCTGACGCACTCGGAACTCAAGGCCGATGGCATCAGCGTGGTGGACACCAACGGCGAGGACACCAGCGACCATAGTGGCCGCGACGTGACAGTGCTGGTTGGCTTGCTCGATGACGCATTGCAGGACATCAGCGAACGCTACGCGCAATCGCTTAATGCACTGCTCTGGGCCAACGGCACCGCCGACCCGAAAGCACTGGCGGGAATGGCCGCCCTTGTCACCGACGCACCCGGCACCGGCATCGTCGCCGGCCTCGACCGCGCGACCTACACTTGGTGGCGCAACCGGGCCTATACGACAGCGATGGGGTCAGCGGTCACTGGCACCCCGGCGCTGGCGGCGTGGGGCGGCGCGCCGATTGCATCGTCTGCAACCGGCGGCGGCGTTCTCATTGCCAAGCTGCAAAACGAGTACCGGCAACTCACCCGCTACGGTGGCAAGCCGAATACCGCGTTGTGCGGCAGCGACTGGCTCAACGCGCTGGAAGTCGAACTGCGCGCCAACGGCAACTACTCGATGCAGGGCTTTGCCGGCGGCAAGGACGTATCGGTCGGAACCATCAGTTATATGGGCACTGACTTTGAATACGATCCCTCGCTGGACGCACTCGGCAAAAACAAGCGCTGCTACTGGTGGGACAATCGCGACATCTATCTGGTCAAGATGCAGGACGAGTGGAAGCATCAACACTCGCCGTCGCGTCCCGTCGATAAGTACCTCATCTATCGAGGCATCACCTCCACCGGGCAACTCTGTGCAAGGCGCCTCAACAGCGCCCTTGTCATCGACATTGCCTGATTGGGGAAACCGCCGCGCCGTATCGGACAGTTGGGCGCGGCGGTCAACTTTTAAAAAGGAAGCCAAAATGAAAATGCACTGGTGTACCTGCCGGGTAAATCTCTCCGGCCAAAATCTGACGCACGTCAGTTTCAGCCCAGAGGATGCGGTGTCATGGCCGGAAGTGCAGGTATTGACCGCGCTGCACGGCGAAGAAAACATTTACGACATCAAGCCCATCAGCATCGCCGAAATCAATTCACGCATCGAGAAAGATCGTCTGATTGCCAAGTACGGCATGATTGTCGAGCGGGTATTCCCCGGCCGCGCCTTCCTGATGGAAACGCTGATGCCGGCGCACAGCGAAAATCTGCCGCTGTCCGACCGTGACGGCATTCCGCTGGCCGAACAGGTCGCCGCTACCGGCAACGGTAACGGCAATGGCGAACATCCCGGCGATGACGATGAGGAGGAGGATGACGCACCGGCGCCAGAACAGCCGCCGTCACCGGCGCCTGCCGCCTTCAAGCCCGGCAAGCATCCGCGTCCGACGCTGCCGACGCCAGCCTGATGCCGGTCGGGGTCGCACTCATCGACTTGCGGCGTGATCTGCGCGCCGAAACCGGGCAATCGCTCAACCCGGCGCAAGGCGTGCAGTCGCAGGCAACGCAGGATAATCAACTGGATCGCCAGCAGCGCGAGTTGTGGGCCAATTACGATTGGCCGCATCTGCGCTACTGGGTCGATTACAGCGTCAACGCCGGACAGTCGGTGTTCGATTACCCGGCGGATATGCCGTTTGACCAGATCAACCAGATTTACTTCAGCACTGACGGCAGCAACTGGAAGCCGCTGGCCTACGGGATTCGGGCCACCGATGTCAGGCTCAACGCATCGGCCGGAACGCCGCTGCGCTGGGGCAACATGGCCGTTGTCACCAACGGCGTCACCAATCCGGTCGGCCACATTCAAATTTTGCCGACACCAAACGTCAACGGCGAGTTGCGCTTTGCAGGTTCGGCGCCGTGCAATCCGCTGGTCGCCGACGATGACGTTTGCATCCTCGACAGCAAGGCCATCGTGCTGTTTGCGGCGGCAGAAATTCTTGCCACCAACAAAGTGGAAGCGGCGCAGTTGAAGTTGCTCAAAGCGCAGAATTATCTGCGCCGGCTGTTGGCAAATCAGGGCGCCGACAAGCGCACAAACTTCAACATGGGAGGATCAGCCGGCCGCGACTACACCAGTGGCCGTTATCGCTACAATTACGCGGTGCCGGGCATCGACTATATCCCGTCATAGGTCGGCGCGATGGCGTATTACATCATCAACAATTTTGCCGCCGGGCTAGACCTGCGCCGCTCCTCGCTCACCGCTCCGGTCGGCACGCTGCGCTCGCTGAAAAACCTGCATTTGACGCCGGGCGGTGAAATCGAAAAACGCTTTGCGTTTGTGAAATTTGCCACCGTTGACCCGGCCAGCAAGGGTTTGATCGAGGTCAACCAGAAGCTTTATGTGTTTGGCCCCAACGGTCCCGGCATCGTCGAACCACCGGCCGACTGGACGGTCGGCACGCTGCAACTCGCGACCGGCGGGATTTCGTACATCCTCGACTACGACCTGTTCAACAACAAGGTGTTCTGCATTCTGGTCGATACCAATGGCGCGGTGCAGCACTTCTATAACGGCGTCAGCGTGGCGGGCGCCAACGGATATTATTGCCGCACCTATAAAACCAAGATGTTCACGGTCGCCGGTTCGGTGATGTATTTTTCCGCAGTCGGCGCCGCCGATGACTGGGCCGGAACCGGGTCGGGATTCATCGACCTGTCGCTTGAGGACAGCGACATGACCGACTGCCAAGCGCTTGAAGTTTATTACGACAAGCTCGCCATCCTGTCATCGACGGCGACGCAATTGTGGTCAATCGACCCGGACCCTTTGCAAACACAATACGACCAGACGCTGCGACAGGCCGGCACCATCGCTCCGCGCTCGGTGCTGCAATACGGCTCCGGTGACGTGCTCTACATTGCTCCCGATGGCATCCGGTCGCTGCGCGCGCGCAACGCCTCGCTGGCGGCGTCGGTGTCCGATGTCGGGTCGCCGCTCGACCCGGTCATGCAGCAATTGCTGCGCGATCAGGGAACAGGGTTTATGAGCAGCATCATCGCGCTGTTGCAGCCGGTGACGGGGCGCTTCTGGATCATCTTGCCAGACCGCGTCTATATCCTGTCGGCGTTTCCCGGCCCCAAGGTGACGGCGTGGTCGCAGTACGACCCGACCGATGCAAGCGGCAATCCCATCAACATTGTCGCCGCCACCACCTACCGCAAGCACGTCGTAGTGCGCGACAGCAATAACAACATTTATGCCTATGGCGGCGCCACCGATACCGGCGTGGTTTACGACAACTGTCCGGTTGAAATCGTGTTTCCGTTCCATGCCGGCGAGGAGCCGGCCACCTTCAAGGTGTTCCACGGCCTCGATGCGGCCTGTACCGGCGAGTGGGACGTGTATGCCTCCTATGACCCGGACAATGACACCGCAGAGGATTATCTGGGCAAATTCACCGGCCCGACGTTTTTGAAGGGCCGCTTCCCGATGCAGGGACATTCAACACATATGAGCCTGCGCATGCGTTCATCGGTCAATGGGCCTTTAACGCTGTCCAACATGATCGTGCATTATGAAAAGGCTGAAACGGGATGATCCGCGTCGAAGCGGCGACCTTCGACGCGGTGGCCTACGTCGCGGCGAACCTGCGCGAGCAGGATCGCGTCGAATTATCGGCGACATCATCGCCGGACGGTCTGTATTTGCCCGAAAGGGTGATGGGGTATGCGTCGGCGGCGTTTGTTTCGCGCGACGAGAACGCAGAACCGATAAGCGTCTGGGGGCTGTGCCCGATGTGGCCGGGCGTCGGCACGGCGTTCGCCTTCGGCACCGACCAATGGCCGCGCGCGCTGTTAACGATGACACGGCACGTCAAGCGGTTTATGCTCCCGCTTGTACTGGAAAACGGCTACCACCGTATCGAGTGCCGGGCGCTCGCTCACAGAGAGGATGTGGGCCGATGGGTTGCCCAATTCGGTGCAGTTGCGGAAGCCGTATTGCGCTCCTCCGGTCGGCGCGGCG